TGCAAGCGAAGATGGTGAAGGCGCTGGCTGCTCAGCATCACGTGCCTCTGCAGTATCACGGCGCATCGCCGCCGGCTGCTGCTCCAGCAGAGAAGCCCGCCTCCCCATTGCTGCAAGAGGAAGCGGCCAAGGCTGCCCAGCTCAAGGCAATCGGCTTGAAGAAGGGAGCGTCGCTGAAAGCGAAGTACGGCGACAACCCCGCGCCCGTCCAGCTCATTCAGAAGTTCACGGCAGCACCCAGCAGCGCAGATGTCGCCAAGACGCACCCGGTCGGGTCGGCGGTGGACGTGAAGCACCTGAGCGGTGTAACAAGCCCAGGTAAGGTTATCGGGCATGAGAACGGCAAGGTGAAGGTGCAGTACTCCGGCAGCAGCTCAGGCACTGGTTTGCACCACCCCGGTGCCGTCAAGGTGCTGCACGTTGACCCGAAGAGTGCAGCCAACGCATACAAAGGCACGCATGCTGGTCCGCTCCACATCGGCCCGATGAAGAAGTAACTAAGGACAGTGATGGCAAAGACCTCGATACAGGGCGCCGCAAGGCAGGCGCAGCAGGCCGACGCCAAGCTGCGCCGTTCGCTTGTTGTGAGCGCGAAGAAGGCAGCGCAGCAAGCAGGTAGTCCTGCCCTGTCCGCGCCAGCGCGTGACAGTTTCACCAACTTCGCGCAGAAGATGGGCTACGGCGCGGACAACCCGCTGTCGGGTGCGTCCTATGGCTTCAACCCCATCACGCGCAACCGCACGCTGCTGGAGTGGATACACCGGGGGTCCTGGATCGGGGGCCTTGCGGTGGATGTGGTGGCGGACGACATGACTCGCGCCGGTATCGAGTACATCACGGAGCTGGACCCGGAGAGCAGCGAGTGCTTGGACCGCCGCGCCACCAGCATGGGCACGTGGCATGCGGTGAACGAGACGATCAAGTGGGGCCGACTCTACGGCGGCTGCCTCGCGGTGGCGATGGTGGACGGTCAGGACATGCGCACGCCGCTGCGCCTCGACACGGTGGACAAGGGGCAGTACAAAGGGCTGCTGGTGCTCGACCGCTGGATGGTGGAGCCGATCCTGAATGACCTGGTCACCGATCTCGGGCCGCACATCGGTCTGCCCAAGTACTACCGGGTGACAACCAATGCGCCTGCTCTGCGTGGCGCGGGCATCCACCACAGCCGTGTGATGATCCGGCACGTCGGCGTGGACCTGCCCTACCAGCAGCGGCTGATGGAGAACTTGTGGGGCATCTCAGTCCTCGAGCGTCTCTACGACCGCATGATAGCCTTCGACAGCGCCTCTACGGGCGCCGCGCAGCTGGTTTACAAGGCGTACTTGCGGACGTTGTCGGTGGAGGGCCTCAGGGACATTGTGTCCTCCGGTGGGCCGGCACTAGACGGCCTTACGAGCTACGTGGAGATGATGCGTAGGTTCCAGGGCATCGAGGGCATAACCATCATCGACTCGAATGACAAGTTCGAGATGCAGTCTCATACTGCCTTCTCTGGGCTGTCTGACGCACTGGTGCAGTTCGGGCAGCAGTTGTCAGGTGCACTTCAGATCCCTCTGGTGCGCCTATTCGGCCAGTCCCCGGCCGGCTTGAACAGCACCGGGGAGTCTGACCTCCGCATGTACTACGACCACATCAACCAGCTCCAGATGCAGAGCTGCCACGAAGGCCTGACGACGCACTACCGACTCGTTGCACGCTCCGAGGGCATTGAGCTGCCGCTCAATTTCGCCATCGGCTTCAAGTCCCTGTGGCAGCTGAAGGAAGACGAGAAGGTCAACATCGCCAAGACCGTTGCGGACACGGTGAGTGCGGTGCTTGAGTCTGGGGTCATCAGCCCGCAGACGGCGCTGCGCGAACTGCGGCAGAGCTCGCGGGTCACTGGCGTCTTCACCAACATCACCCGCAGGATGATTGCCGAGGCGGACGACCAAGTGCCGCCACCGCCCGCGGAAGGGGCCATGCCTGGGGCAGACGCTGGAGGCCCGCCTGCGGCGCCTGGGGCGCCCCCGCAGCCTCCTGCCGCCGGCCCGCAATTCCCCAACCGGCCTCCAACCGCGCAGCAGGGGCCCGCGTGACTGCCCTTGCGGAACGTGTCCGGCTGTTCCAGTGCTTTGAGTTGCCCGGGCAGCCTATGACTGCACACATGGGCACAGTGCACTTGGTAGCAGACTTGTGGCAGGAGGTGGAGCGCAACCACCGCGAGATCGCCAACCTGCGCAGGGAGCAGCTACAGTGTGCGGACTGCGACCCCGTCGGGAAGCAGGCGCTGATCGAGCAGTTGCGGCAGCAGTTGCAGGAACTCAAGGAGAAAGCATGACCGTTCAAACCACAGCAGGCCCGCCTGTCTTCACGCCGGGCGAGGACTTCATTCGCGTCGATCGTGGTGTCTCCTGGGGCATCAAATGCCGCATCAGCGGCGGCCCACAGACTGTGGACGTGTGCGTCCAAGCCCCCCGATGGCACCTGGGCCATCGACCAGACGACGCTGGCGCAATTGGAGACGGGCATCGACACCTTCCAGCCGGGAGCTGACATGACGATGTGGTTCAAAACCAAGCTGATCACCAAGCTGAACGCGTGGCTGGCCTACAAGTTCCCAGCCACCGGCACTCCACCGAAGCCGGAGACGCTGCTGGAGCACGCGGACAAGCTCGTCAATAGCATGCTGGTAGTTACCGTGAATGCGGACGGCACGATAACCGCTTCTAGTCGCCAGTAGTCCTGCCTAGTCATGCCGAACCAAGACCAAGAAACGGCACGCCAAGAGCGGCCGTCATCGTCGTGGGACTTCTCGCCGAGCGAGAGGGCTCAACTGCGGGAGTTCCTGCCGATCCGGGAGAGCATCAAAGCAGCCGCAGACCAGTGGGAGCACAGGCGCTGGCTGCGCGAGGGGCTGAAGGGCTGGGCGGCATGGATCATCGCACTGATCACCGCGTTGACTTTGGGTCGCGTGGGTCTGCGCGAAGCTGTCAAATTTATCATTGGCTCATAAAGGCCAGTACCACCATGATCAAAGTGATGAGCAAGACAACGCTACCGGCGTGGTCAATCACCATTGTGTCACTCATCCTGGCCATTGTGTTCGGCCAGCCTGTGCCGGCCTTTGATGACGAGCAGGCGGGAGTCGGCGCGGTGCTGCTGGATGCAGCAGTGGTGGCGCTACTGCTAGTATCGGTGCTGCTGCTAGTGGCCGTGGAGGTGAGGAATCCCCCCATGACCCGAGGTGCGCGCTGGTCAACGTGGATCATGCTGGGCTGTCTTGCCGTCTACGCGTTCCGGCTGTCAAGCGCGCTGCTTCAGTACGGGGATCTCTACATCACGTCGACCGCGCTGCTGACGCTGGGCGGCATTGCGGCTGCGCAGATCCTTTTCGCGCTTGACGTGCTATGGAAGCACCGTCCTAATAAGAGTCCCCCACCCCCACCACAATGAAAGGCATGCACCATGAAGCACTCACTGCTCGTCCTCACCATGCTCGGCCTCGTCGGCTGCGCCACCAACTTTCCCTCGGACCGCAGCAAGATGTCGCCGGAGCAGATCAAGGCCGACGCCGCGGACAAGAACGCCGCGGTGGCGTGTACCGTTTTCCGCAACGCTGCGGGCACGGCATCGACCATGTCAGCCAACCTGGACAAGCTCGCCGTCTACAGCGGTGAGATCACTGTCAAGCCGGGCAGCGACTGCGAGACTGTCATCCGGGCCGAAGGCAAGCCCGCTGCTGCCCCGAAGCCCGCTGCCAGTGCCGCCTCCGGGAGCACATAATGGGCAAGATCGTTCTCATCGTGCAGGGGGACCTGCACATTCACCTCGGTGCTGACATCAGTGCCATAACCTCTCGATTGGACAACATCATGGACAAGACTCAACTCGCCGCCGCGCTGAACGAAATCACCGCGCAGAACGAGAAGGCCAAGGCCGAAATCCTCGCCAAGATCGCTGCACTGGAAGCGGCCGTCGCAGAAGCTGGCAACACCACGCCCGCCATCGACGAGGCACTGGCCGCGCTCAAGGTCAGCGTGCAGGGCTCGGACGACATCGGCGACCCGACGGTCTGAGACGAGGGCCCGGCCATGCCCACCCCGCGCAGCTACATCGCCTACTCCTGCGGGTACAAGTACCAGTTGGAGGAGCCCTACATGCTGACCATCAGCATCCGCCCCGCGCAGGACATCGCCACGAGCTTTGTCTTGCTGAGCATGGCTGGAGAGTTGACGGTCCGCAGTGGCTACGCGTGGGACGGGCCTTCGGGCCCGACGGTGGACACGCCGAACTTCATGCGCGGCAGCTTGGTGCATGATGCGCTCTATCAGCTGATGCGGGAAAACCACCTGGACCACCACCTGCACCGTGAGGCGGCGGACAAGTTGCTGCGGGACATCTGCATTGAGGACGGTATGCCGCACTGGCAAGCCCAGGCGGTCTATATGGCTGTCCGCGGCTTCGCTGGTGTGGCCTCGGAGCCCTCTTCCAACAAGCAGGTGCAGTACGCGCCGGCGCTGGATGTCGCATGAAGCGAGGCAGGGAACTTGCGTTGTTGGCGTTGATGCTGCTACTGGCATCCTTCTACTGGCTTAGACGCAAGTGGCGCATCTAGACCGCAAAGGGAAACGGGCCTTGTGGACCAAGGCCCGTTCTGGTGAACAACTCTACAACACACAGTTGAGGGCAGTAGCGCGGCAGATTGGCGTTCTTGTCAAGGGCATCGCCCCGAACGGTACACTTGACAAGGTCGGCCAGCTCTACAAGGCACTTCAGGACTACGCGAAGATGATTGAACCGTGGGCTGCTTCAGTTGCCCAGGTGATGCTCGCGGACGTAGCACGCCGAGACAAGCAGATGTGGCTGCGTAACTCACGGGCCATGGGCTTGGGAATCCGTCAAGAAGTGACCAATTCGCCCGTCAGTGGCGTTCTTTCGGACCTGATGGACGAGCAGGTGGTGCTCATCAAATCGCTACCTCTCAAGGCTGCTGAGCGAGTACACGAACTTTCGCTACAATCGCTTTCGAATTCCATGCGGGCTTCTGAAGTAGCGAAAGCCATCATGGAAACGGAGAACGTGACGGCAGCTCGTGCTCGCTTGATAGCACGGACTGAGGTCACAAGGGCTTCGAGCAACTTGCTTCAGGTCAGGGCGCAGCACGCCGGGTCTGATGGGTACATCTGGAGAACGTCAGGAGACAGTGATGTTCGCGATTCGCACAAGGCAATGGAAGGCAAGTACGTGCGGTGGAGTGAGCCGCCCACGCTCGACAAGCTGACAGGCCACGCTGGCACGCTGCCCAACTGCAGATGCTTCTCGGAACCTATCTTCCCCGATGATTGAAGGAACACACCATGTCACACCCGTCACCCGTCCTCGCTGAGATGCGCGCTCTGTTGCAAAGCGGGGCCCTGGATGCGTTGTTGCCCTCTGCCGCTGTGCAGGCGCACCAAGCGTCAGTCCTGCCGCCAGCCGGCACGTTGGTCAACATTCCCCAGGCCACCACTGCCCTGGCGCCCCCCTACGTGGAAGGCGCGGTCTACTACGACCTGACGCTGCATAAGCTCCGGGTCGGCGGCGCGGCGGATTGGGAAACGATCACCTCAGTGTGATCATGTTGCTTGTCAACACCATCTGGAGGCGCCTGATGACGCTACGCAAGCACCGCACCACCGACAAGGAAGCGGTGGATGTACACACCGTCACCAAGATCGGCCGTACTCAGTCGTTGACGCCCGAAGGCTTCCTCTTCTGTGAGGACGTGCCCATCAAGCGCGTCGGGGAGATGTACTATGGCCCCGGCGAGACGCCGATCAAGGTTGGCAGTGACGGCATCGCCCGTGTGACTCGAGACGCGCAGGCGCTGTTCGAGGATACCGCCATCGCTTCCTACAGTGGCAAGCCGGTGGTGAACGATCATCCCGATACTGACGTGACGCCTGCCAACTGGAAGAAGCTGGCAGTTGGCACGGTGCTGAATCCTCGGCAGGGAGTGGGCGATGCCCACGACGTGATGGTCGCCGACCTGCTCATCACCGACAAGGACGCCATCCGTGACGTCCTGGACGGCAAGCGCGAAGTCTCGGCCGGATACGAGGCAGATTACGAACAAACTGGGGAGGGCACGGGACGCCAGACCCATATAATTGGCAACCACGTAGCGTTGGTCAAGAAGGGTCGCTGTGGCCCACGCTGCTCAATCGGCGACCATTCCACCACCACCCTGAAGGGGAACCACATGGGAACTCAGACGAAGCCCCGCCGCAAGATCAGCGATAGCGTGGCGGCGATCGTGCGGAAGACGTTCCGCGATGCGGAAGAAGCCGCTCTGGCACAACTTGGCAACTCGGGGATGCCCGAGGGGACCGAGGAGGAGCCGGACGGCGACGAGGGCGCGGACGAGGGCGCGAGCCACACGCACATCCACATTCACAATGACGCCGGCCAGGCACACGCCGGCGCCGAAGGCGAGGCCCCGCCCAATGTCGAGGCGCCGCCGCAAGACCCGATCGAGGCGCGTCTGGCAGCCCTCGAGGACGCCATCGGGCAGATCATGCAGATGCTCCAAGGTGGTGGCGAAGAAGCCCCGCCGGAAGAGGCACCCGCTGAGGGGGGTCCCCCGGAGGAGGGTGGCGAGATGGAAGCTGCCGGCCCTGCACCGGAAGCCGAAGGTGGCGAACAGCCGCCCCAAGCGCAGCCCGAGCCCAAGAAGACCACCGACTCGGCAGCCCTGGCGACGTCCTACCAGCAACTGATGAGCGACGCCGAGATCCTGGTGCCGGGCTTCCGCTTCCCCACGTTCGACGCTGCGTTGCCCCGCAAGCTGACCATCGACTCGATGTGCGGTCTGCGCCGGCAGGTGCTGGGCACGGTCTACAACACGACCGACGGCAAGAACCTGATCGACGGCGTGGCCATGCCGGGCTTCAGTCACACCACCAGTGACT